ACACGGTCATAACTAAACGATATATCGTTTAGTTATATAAAACCAATAGGCGCAAAAAAGCCCGCACATGGCGGGCTTGATATAACCGAGTTACCTCGGTTAGCTTTGTTACTTGCTAGCTTGATACTTGGCAGATAAATCCTGCCAGTTATTGCGAACCCAAACGAGGGCGGCTAGGCTTTCGCCGTTCATATCACCTACCCATTTTTTCAGGCCGTTGCGAAGTTCGCTCACGTCTTTAGCTTCGGCTTTTTTCGCTTCGCTGGCGCGCGCCTTTTCGCGGCGTTTCACTTCGCTTGCTAGTTTGGCAGCTTGCTTAAAGTCGCCTGCTTTCGCAGCCTGTTCTACCTTTTTAGATAGCATAGCGTCTGGAATACTCGCCACGGCTTCACGCGCCTTCGCCATTGACACGGCACTGGCGGTTTGTTTACGTGGCTTTTCAATGTCGCGCGCCTTGAGAAGTTTATATAACTCGCTGATATATGTCTTAGCGGTTGATGGCAGAATGTTGCGCGTGTTGATAAGGTCTTGCTCAACGAAACTAAACACGGTATCCCAGTGCTCGGGCGTGCATGGCGTAGGGTTGCCCTTGCTATCTGCTGGCTCGAGTATCGCGCCGAGGTCATCGGCAATCTTATTAAACAATTCCGCGCGGGTCATAGCTAACTTTTCAACCTGTATGAGCTGAAGCGTTACCTTGCTATGCAGGGCGGATTGGATAGCGTCGTTCAAAATGTAAACCACTTTACTTGGTTTGGTTGTTTCTGCTTTGGTTGCTTTCAATGATGAGTTAGATTGGATCATGGTATATCTCGCTTTCACTAAGTTAAATTAATTTAAGAATGTGAAGCCGAGCCAATCTCGACCTCACGACTAAGATTATAGGCTAATTGGTTTACAATGTCAACCCATTGTGAATGTTCTATTCACTAAGTTAACGCAATATAACAATGTAAAGCCCAGCCTTTTCGCGCCAATAAATGAGCGCGCGTGTATAGCATACTTTGTTAACTTTGTCAACCCCACCCAGTACCCACCCCCCAAGTTGTAAATGAGCCTCTCCACCTTTTACTTTACACTGTGTTTTACTCAAATAATATGATCCAAATAGAAATCGACCCCCTCCCCCTATACATTGTAAACCCCCCTTCAAAATGTTTTTGACCCTGCTATATATCAAAAACTTATATAGAAACACCCCCCGTCACTCGTTTGGTACCATACCATGCGAAAAAATTTATATATTTTTCAATAAAATCCTTGACTTACGTGAAATCGTTTGATATTGTCTGGCCAACGAAAACGCAATCGTCTAAATATGCGCGACTTGGAGCCCTGATGCCCCTACAAATTATTCCAACATCCAGCGTTCCGCTGCCGGATGACTTTGAGCCTGAAGAACCAACGACGTTCCAGAAAAAAGTAACGGTAGCCGCTAACACCGCCAAGGTACTCCTTGAGGCCGGTGCTGATATTCCTGTCGACGAAGAAGCTGCAGAGACTGCAGAGGACATGTTTAAGGCGTTCCTTGATCCCGCCAACAACCCTCCGCCACCAAACGTAAACAAACAGATTAATTCCCCACCAGTTGTTCAGCACTTAACTCCCATGCTCACAGAGTATGACCATCAAGTAGTAGCTGACGCGGTACAGTTACGCCGGTACATCACGAACAAACTGCTGGAAGAGACCAATCTGCCTGATCCGAGACATCGTATCAAGGCGTTAGAGCTGTTGGGCAAGATCTCCGACGTGGGCCTGTTCTCTGAGAAGTCCGAAGTGACGGTTAAATCTGAGAATGTTGGCGACTTAGAGTCCCAGATTAAAGACAAGCTACACAAGATACTTAGTAACAGTGCTGTGATTGATGCTTCATATGAAGTAGTAGAGAAGGAAATGGGCACAATATCGCTTGACGAGTTGAAAGGTCTGTAATGGCTGACTTTTCTATAGACGGATTAACCGACGAGCAGTTGAGAATGGCGCTGGAGCACATCGATGTGTTGCCTAAAGCTGAGCAGATCATGCTGAACAAGATGCTCGACGCGCTCGTAGAGAAGAAAGAGCTACAGGAGAAGCAAGATAAGTTCCTATCATTCGCTCAAGCCATGGATGCCAACTTCTTAGTGGGTCCCCATCACAAAATTATTGCTAGCACCATCGAGAAAATTGCCTCCGGCGAGCTAAAACGTGTGATTATCAACATCGCACCTCGTCACGGCAAGTCACATATCATGTCTTACCTGTTCCCAGCGTGGTTCATGGGTAAGTTTCCGGACAAAAAGATCATCATGGCGTCCCACACGGCTGACTTGGCGGTCGATTTTGGCCGTAAAGTCCGTAACTTGGTGGGCTCTAAGGAGTATCAAGCGATATTCCCTAACGTAGACCTGCAAGCTGACTCAAAAGCGTCTGGTAGATGGGGTACTAACCACTCTGGTGAGTACTATGCGTGTGGTGTTGGTGGTGCCTTGGCGGGTCGTGGCGCTCACTTGTGTATCATCGATGATCCCCACAGTGAACAAGAAGCTAAAACGGGTAATCCAGCTGTTTTTGACTCGGCGTACGAGTGGTACCAATCTGGACCACGTCAACGTCTGATGCCGGGCGGTGCCATCTGCCTGATCATGACCCGCTGGTCGAAACGCGACTTAACCGGCCGTATTCTGGACAATATGACACGCAATGAGGGCTCCGATCAATGGGAAGTCATCGAGCTGCCGATGGAGCTGCCAAGCGGGGAACCGCTGTGGCCTGAGTTCTGGTCCAAGAAAGACATTGAAGCACTTAAAAATACGTTGGACACCCGCTACTGGATGGCGCAGTACCAACAACAACCTACCGCTGAAGGCGCGGCCATCGTTAAACGAGAGTGGTGGCGTGAGTGGGAGTACGACGAACCACCATCTTGCGACTATATTATCCAGTCGTGGGACACGGCGTTCGAAAAGAACAACCGAGCTGACTATTCCGCCTGTACGACATGGGGTGTGTTTTACATGGAGAACGATAACGGAGTTAACCAAGCTAACATCATCCTACTTGACGCATACAAGGACCGATTGGAGTTCCCTGAACTAAAAGCAAAAGCGTTAGAAAAATATAAAGAGTTCACCCCAGACTGTGTCCTCATCGAGAAAAAAGCGTCCGGCGCCCCACTCATTTACGAGCTACGTGCCATGGGTATGATCATTACAGAAAACGTGCCTACTAAGGACAAGATCACGCGGTTGAACGCAGTGTCCGACCTATTCTCTAGCGGTATGGTGTGGGCCCCTAAGACTCGTTGGTCAGAAGCCGTAATCGAGGAAGTTGCAGATTTCCCAGTAGGCGAGCATGATGACTATGTCGATAGCGCGTCACAGGCGCTTGCACGCTTCAGGCGAGGAGGGTTCATACGTCTGGACACAGACTATGAGGATGAGACACCGGAGTTTAGCTCTTCCAGAGGAAAGCTATATAGCCTATGATAAAGAATCTACTACAACATCTAGTTAACAAAGTTAACTTCGTTACTACTCTGATACGATACAGACTAAATCGAAATATTGAAATAGCGCTTAGAACGCCTCGTTTAGTTAACGCGGTTGATGATGGATATAGGTATCCACCGCCAAGCTTATATGAGGTTAAACAAATAACCGAAGAGTTGAAGCTAAACTCGCACATGATATCAAGAGTTGATAAGGATTAACTATGTTAACTTTGGAAGAAAGATCGCAAAAAGAGAGTGAGCGTCGTAAACGTCACAAGCTCAAGTTCCCTAAACAGAATTGGGCGAGCTACGCGCTGAAGGATGCGAAGAAACGTGCAGAGAAAAAGGGTGTGCCGTTCGAAATAACTAGGCAGTATATAGAGTCTATACTGACAAATGAGTGTCCTGTGTTTGGTACGCCGTTCACATTCGTTGGCAACGGTGGCATAAAGCCGGAGAGTCCGGCGTTGGACCGGATAATTCCTAGTAAGGGTTATATAGAGGGTAACATACAGATTATATCTGTCAAGGCCAATAATATAAAAAGCGCGTATAATTCGAAGGACATATTCAAGGTGGCCGAGTGGCTACACAAACTAGAGCAGGATAACACATAAGGAACGAGCATGGCAACCAACATGGACAAGGGCTTATATGAAGCCCCTAAAGGGATTGAAGCGTTAGCAGAGATGGATGATCAACCGGAGTTGGAGATTGAGATTGAGGATCCAGAGTCAGTGACCATCGGTGTAGATGGTCTGAAGATTGAGATTGAGCCGGGTGAAGAGTCTGATGAGGACTTTAACGCCAACCTAGCTGAGTTCATGTCAGAAGGGCTGTTAACTGAGTTGTCTGGTGAATTAATGGGCGACTTTGATGCTGACATCTCTGCGCGTAAAGATTGGATCGACACTTATGTAGATGGTATCGAGCTGTTAGGCATGAAGGTTGAAGATCGTACCGAGCCGTGGCCGGGCGCATGCGCGGTGTACCACCCGCTGATGGCTGAGGCGCTGGTGAAGTTCCAAGCAGAGACTATGATGGAGACGTTCCCTGCGGCTGGTCCGGTGAAGACTAAGATCATCGGTAAGGAAACCCGCGAGAAAGAAGAAGCGGCAGTACGCGTACGCGATGATATGAACTATCAGTTGACTGAGGAGATGCCAGAGTATCGCCCAGAACACGAACGCATGCTGTGGGGCTTGGGCCTTAGCGGTAACGCGTTCAAGAAGGTGTACTACGACCCAGCGCTGGAGCGTCAAGTTTCTATATTTGTACCGGCTGAGGATGTAGTTGTTCCGTACGGTGCGTCGAGCTTAGAGACTGCCCCACGTGTAACCCACGTGATGCGCAAAACAGCCAACGAGCTACGCAAGCTACAGGTAGCTGGGTTCTACCGCGACATTGACTTAGGTGAGCCTAGCCATACGATCGAGGACGTTGAGAAGAAGATCGCTGAGAAGATGGGCTTCAACGCCACGATGGACGACCGGTTCAAGATTCTCGAGATGCACGTAGACCTAGATATTGAAGGTTATGAGGACGTGGATGAGGATGGCGAGCCTACTGGCATCGCGCTGCCGTACGTCGTGACTATTGAGCGTGGTACAGGTGAGATCTTGGCTGTACGTCGCAACTGGGACCCAGATGATAAGACTAAGCAGAAACGCCAGCACTTCGTGCACTACGGCTACATCCCGGGCTTCGGGTTCTACTGTTTCGGTCTGATCCACTTGATCGGTGCTGCGGCTAAATCTGGCACGATGATCCTCCGTCAGTTAGTTGATGCGGGTACATTGAGCAACCTGCCCGGTGGCTTCAAAACCCGAGGCCTACGCGTTAAGGGTGATGATACACCGATTGCGCCGGCAGAGTTCCGCGATGTGGACGTACCTAGCGGCTCTATCCGTGACAACATCATGCCGTTGCCATACAAAGAGCCTAGCCAAGTGTTGCAGAGCTTGATGAACCAGATCATTGACGAAGGCAAAGCGTTCGCTAACGCAGCGGATATTCAGGTATCTGACATGTCAGCTAATAGCCCAGTAGGCACAACACTGGCCATACTGGAGCGTACACTGAAGGTGATGTCAGCTGTTCAGGCTCGCATCCACTACTCAATGAAACAAGAGTTCAAGTTACTGGCTGGCATCATCCGTGACTACACACCGGAGGATTACAACTACGAGCCAGTTGAGGGTGAGCGTCGCGCTAAGAAGTCTGACTACGACTTGGTGGAGGTGATCCCTGTCTCCGATCCTAACGCTGCGACAATGAGTCAAAAAGTTGTTCAATATCAAGCAGTTATGCAGATGGCTCAGTCATCACCAGACATCTACGACATGGTCGAGCTGAACAAACAGATGTTAGAAGTGCTTGGCGTTAAGAACATTGGCAAACTGATCCCACGCTCAGAAGATGAGAAACCGAAGGATCCGGTGTCAGAGAACATGGCGATACTGGTGGGCAAGCCAGTCAAGGCGTTCATCTATCAGGACCATCAGGCTCACATTCAGGTCCACATGGCAGCCACACAAGATCCGAAGATTATGCAGCTGGTTGGTCAAAGTACCAAGGCGCAGTCTATCCAAGCTGCGATGGAGGCTCACATCGCGGAGCATATTGCGTTCGAGTATCGTCGTCAGGTTGAAGAACAACTGGGTGTACCACTACCAGACCCAGAAGCAGTGTTGCCTGAAGAAATGGAAGCAGAACTGTCTGGCTTGATCGCCAAGGCAGCACAACAGTTGCTCCAGAAGAACCAAGCAGAAGCGGCACAGCAGCAAGCTCAACAACAGGCTCAGGATCCGCTGATTCAGATGCAGCAGGCTGAACTGCAGCTCAAAGCAGAAGACCTCAAGATAAAGGCTAAGAAAACTGACGCTGAGATTGCAGCAGAGAATCGCAAACTGGACATCGAAGAGAAACGTCTCGAGTCACAAGAGCGGATTTCTGGCGCTACATTGGGCGTAAAAGCCTCGCTAGATGCGCGTGAACTGGACGCCAAACAGAAGATTGAAGGTGTAAAAGTAGGCGTTAAGGCCATGTCTGACGCTAAACAGCGCGAAATGCAGCAGAAACAAATGGAAGCATCACGCCAACAGGCGCAACAAAAACCTCAAGAGGAACCTAGAGAATGAACGAAATGCTCGAGCTTTTAGCTTCGCAAATTGAAGAGCAACGCAAACAAATACTTGAGTCCTTGGGCGATGGCGCCCCAAGGTCGTATGACGAGTACCGATATACTGTAGGGATGGTTCGAGGCCTCCTTATGGCGCAACGTAGTATCTTAGACCTCGCAAAAAATATGGAGAACGCAGATGAGTGATTTAAACCTAGGTCAAGCAGTTGACCTGTCGCAAGTCCTGAACAAAAAGGACGAGCAAAAAGCTATGCAACTTCCAGAACCTAAGGGCTATCGCATTTTATGTGCGGTACCTGAAGCAGATGAGAAGTTTGATAGCGGCATTATTAAAGATTCTTCTACCAAGAAGATTGAAGAAAACAGCACCGTTGTATTGTTTGTGCTAAAAATGGGTGATTTGTGCTATGCCGATAAAGATAGATTTCCTACTGGCCCTTGGTGTCAAGAAGGTGATTTTGTTTTGACCCGCGCATATGCCGGTACACGCTTTAAGATTCACGGACGTGAATTTCGGATCCTAAATGATGATTCAGTTGAAGGTGTTGTCGAAGACCCACGCGGATATACACGCGCATAACTAGGAGAAGCAAAATGGCTTTAGATGAAAATGAATTTAAATTCCCTGATGAAGTTGTAGTAGGATCAGACTCAGTAGACAACGAAGTTAAAGTAGACGTCGAAGTTGACTCTGCCGATGTTGACATCGAGATTGTTGATGATACCCCAGCAGCTGATCGGGACAGAAAACCTTTACCAAAAGAAATGGTTGAGGATCTAGAGAAGGATGAGGCTGAAGATTATTCTCAGCGCGTTAAAGAACGCATGTCACAACTCAAAAAAGTTTGGCATGATGAACGCCGTGAGAAAGAAGCCGCAGCTCGTGAACGTGAAGAGGCACTTAAATATGCTCAACGTTTACTTGATGAGAACAAACGACTGAAGAGCAGCCTAAATACTGGCGAGAAGTCTTACGTTCAAGTTGCGAAACAAGCCGCTGAACAAGAGATGGAGCTGGCGTCTAGGAGCTATCGTGAAGCCTATGATATGGGTGACACAGATAAGATTATTGAAGCGCAGAAGAAGTTGAATGAAGCGCAATATAAACTTGCTCAAGTACAAAATTATACACCTCAGTATGAAAATGCTTTACAAGAGCAACAAAATGAGGTATATATACCACAACAACAATCTCAAGCCCCCCGACCAGATGCAAAAGCTCTTGCTTGGCAAGAACAAAATGACTGGTTTGGATCAGATGAAGAAATGACTAGCTTAGCGCTGGGATTGCACGAAAAATTAGTTAGGTCAGGCGTAAGCCCATCATCTGAAGAATATTACCGTCGTATTGATGATACGATGCGCAAACGATTTCCTGAGTATTTCAGGAGTTCTACGCTGGACGAGGAACCACCCGCCCAACGCACAAAACCTTCTACTGTAGTTGCTCCGGCTACGCGTAGTACCGCGCCTAAAAAAGTACAAATATCTAAATCTGCGCAAGTAATCGCGAAGAAACTTGGTATTTCCCCTGAGCAGTATGCAAGAGAATTAGTAAAATTGGAGAGCAAAAATGGCTGATAACCGTACAAACCGTGAATTTGAACTACGTGACAACTATAAACGCAAAGCAGAGTGG